AGGCGCTGGCGAGCATGGCCAACGAAAATGCGGCCCAGGGTGCGGCCCTTTTTCTTTCCCATCGCTTCCTCGGCGGCCAGGGACTGCGCGTCCAATAGGGCTTGCCAATAATCACGTGCTGTACTCATTTTGGATACTCCCACGGTCGGCCGCCCCGTGCGGCCATATAGCCTTTATCGCATACCCGTTCCCAAAAGAAAACCCCCGCACTGGGCGGGGGCTTCGGGCTAGCGGCGCGTCCGGCGCCTGGGTTGTTTTCGCTGGCGGGCTTTTTCCACGGCCTCTCGGCCGTAAAGCAGTTCCGCAAGCCATTTCAGGAAAAACATACGGGCTCCCCATGCAGATAAGCATCAATCCCGGCGGTCGATTTGAGCCGCCATATCCTGGCCGCCTCTTGCGCCGCCGCATAGGACGTCGGGGCCTGGACAACAATCTTGCCCTTTCTGGCGCTCACGCAAGTGTAAGTGTTCAAAGGGCTCATGCTTCCTCCCTTGGCATCAGCTCATAAATTTCCGGGCGGTCAGCATGATCAGAAATCACTTCCTCCGGGGCGCCGTTGCTGAAAATCAAGCTTACCCATCCCAGTCGAATATTCCCGTCCCAGAAAATGAGAAGGGCTGAATCAGTGTGGAACAGGTTTGCCCAGGCTTCGGCATAGTCCGAGCTGCGGCGCACTACGCGCTCCCTGTCGCCTTCGATTGAGTCGAAAACGGTCACTAGATACCCGCGACTCTCGGCGGCCGTCAGCATGTCGCGAATGACCTTGGCCTCGCCTTCGTCCATCCATTTCGGTTTTGGATATTTCATATCGTTCTCCCAGTCAGGCCGCCCCGTGCGGCTCAGGTGGGACATTATGCGATTCTAAGGGACTGATCAACCCCCAAAGCTCAGCCCAGTCAAAAGGGTAGGTCCAGTACAGGGCGGGCTCGACATGGAGCCCGTTCATTCTGACGTCCAGGGCCTGCCCGCCGCGATACAGAAACAGCTCGCTGGTCTCCCGGTTCTCATGGGTGTGCAGCCTACGAACCAACAACCAGACGCTGGCCCGCTTATGCGCAGTCAGGAACGCCACTTGATGGGGCCGCAGTTCCACGATGGCCGTGCCCGTGTGCTTCAGCTCGATCAGATGGAAGTTCCCGCCCTCATCGCAGGCCATGACGTCCGGCACGCCGGGCGTGGCCCAAGTCTCAAGCCTCGTCAGACTGATCCCAGGCCTCTCCTTCTTCGTCGCGTCTCGCAGGTTCTTCCAGAGCTGCCTCTCCCTCAATCCAACCTTCTGAGGGCTCACCCGCGTGTCCACTAACGGGAGCGGCGATTCTTCGGTCCGCTGCATCGTGTGACGGGCTGGCTTCCTCCGCTTCCGGGGTGACGTCGATGATGTTTCCTTGGGCACGTTTGATTTCCTCCAGGGCTTTGAGAACGTCCTCTTTGCTCATGCTGTCGATGCTGCCGTGGCGAACCTCAGACTTCGAGATGTAGATGTCGCCATGCGCCTGCCCGCGCCGGTACTCAGCCTGGACAGCAGCAGAATAGGCGCCATTCTCCAGGGCTCGATCACGGATAACTTGCAGGTCACGAAGGTGCCTCTCATACGTCACGCCAAATTTGGCGTCTAATTCGCTCCTGAGGGCGTTTATGCGCGCGACCACGTTAGGGTGCTTCCTCGGGTCTGTCAGCTCGTAGGCGCGCTGTGGAGCGCTCTCAGCGGCATATCCAGCATTCTCCGCCGCTTCCCGCTTCGTGATCATGCCGTCCTTCAGCACCAGCTCCCGCACAAAAGCCTCCTGACGGGGGGTCAGAGGGCTATCGACAGTGAGCTTTTTCCGGCCTCGGGTCTCCACCCGGGGCTTGCTTGGGTCGATCATGGCTTTCCTAGGCATAAAAAAATCCATCCTCGTCAAAGTGGGCCCTAGCAAAATCAATAACTTAGCTAGAGTGTGTTTTAAAAAACAAGGTGTTACACGCTCAAAAAAGGCCATGTAACGAAAGTCCGTAACCCCTTAAATCCTTGATTTATATATATATACAGACACTCAGTTACACAAAAACACGGGTTACGGCCTTTAGACGCACATTGGGTATGTGTTGTTGTTCTGTCTATATAAGGGGAAGGGCTTTTTAAGCACGGCGGCGGTCCTCCCGCTCCATCCAGTCCAGAGCCTCCAGATAATTCATTCTGGTCCGCAGCGCCTTGTCCCTCTCCCTGAGCTTCTTCTGCTCCCGGCCCGTGAGCCGTGGTTCTTCATTCGCGAACCGCCTCAGCCCATCCACCTCGCCGCGCCTCCAGGCCCGCAGGGTATTCCAGAGGGCGACCAGTTTCTGAGCCGTGGGCCACGGACCGTCGTACCCGACTTGGATTTTCTCAGCGCGCTGTATGAGGAATGAGCGCGATACGGTCTGCCCGGTGTAATGCTGGATGGCTTCGATGACGAGCGGGAAGCTGTTGAGGGCGATGGCGTCTTGGAGGTCGTTGGCGATGGTGTTGCAGACTTCGTGGAGGTCGATGGTTTCGGGCATTTTCTCTTTCACGGTGGTGCTCCTGGGCGGGTGATGTGTTTTATTTTAACAAAACGCAGCCCATAAAAAAGACCCCCGATCAGTGGACCGGGGGCCGTGTCTTACGTTGCGGGCAGCAGCTTCCCCATTAACCGAGCCAAATCTCGCTCTCCCTGGATTTTTGACTTCACGATAGGGAAGTACGTCCCCAGGTATTGAGCTTCGACGTCCTGTGGCCCGTTGTTGGCGCTGATTGAGTACGGCGTCTTGGCGTGGACTGGGACGAAGTAGACCGAGAAGGGGATGTTCCCTTTCGCGAACCGTTGGAAGACCTTTTGAAAATCGACGTCGGTGAACCATTCTGTCCCGTTGAGCCCGAAGAAGTGGTGCTCTAAGTCTTTCGGGTTTTGGGGGTCATAGGCTTCGAGGTCGTAAGCCGGCTCGAACGAAAATTGCTTCGACTGATTGCTCATGTCGTTTTCCTTTAGCAGCAGATTGTTAAAGAGCCCCGCTTGGCGGGTTGCGGCTAGTCCCCCTAGCCACTCCTATATTGTCCCATGGATTGACTGAGAAAACAATCCCTTTCGACTTGCAGATCGCGCCAAACCGCGCCTCGCCCGGCGTGAAACGCCGGTTGTTCCACGTGGAACACTGCCGTAGACTCGCGTCCGCCGCGCCCCGGGGTGGTTTCTGCCCGTTGCCCCCCGGGTGCGTTGGCACCTCAGTCCATTGATCCCAGGGCCGCGGTCCGCGGATCGGGCAGCGGGTCATCTAGCTCGTCCATCACCTTCTGGAATTCCTCCTCTTCGAGCAGTTCAATCAGCCTGTCGAGATACCACCGTGCTTTGCGTGGGTCGCAGCTTGGGTCGTCGGGGTGTTTGTCCCGATAGCGCCAGAGGTATTTGATGACGTTGGCGACGCAGACCGCTTCGAGGCCGCGCTTGTCTTCGACGGCGGCGGTGATGGCGTCGATGCACTCCAGGCTGCCGCGCTGGTAGTGGGGCGGGTGGTTGACTGGGTCGTCAATCATGGTGGGTGGCCTTTTTGAGCAGGGCGTTGAGCGCCGCGTTGAGGTCGCTTTCGGTTTCGATGTGGAATACGTCGGATACCTGCTGCGTCCCTTCCTGAACCGTGAGCCGGAAGGCGTGGGCTCCGTAGCCTGGGGCGTATTCGACGTCGGCGCCGCAGTAGCGGGCGGATCTTCTGAGCGTGTCGCCCATCTGTCCATACGAATTCATGCGTTTCTCCTGTTGAGGACGTCCTGGGGCGTGATGTAGAGGGCCCGGGGCCAGTAGTAGTGGCGCTCGGCCAGGGTGAGTTGGTCATAGCCGGGACGGTCCTTGTCGAGCTGGCTGCGCTTCGGCGCGTTCTCCGGGTCGCTGGTCGCGAGGTGGGTTTGGATGGCTCTGGCGATATCTGCGGGGCTCATTTTGTCTCTCTTTGTGTCTATGGCTACCCCTTAACGGGGCTAGCGAACCCTAAAGGATTCCTTACAAGTTGCGCTTTTCTGCGCCTAAAAATAGACCGGCACAATCTCCCAAGTCGCCGGCCGCATCGGTGCGTCCGGCCTTACGTTGTGTCGGACGCCCTGGCGCCACTTAACTCGCTCCTCATATTGGTCTTGGTACGGCTCACCAGTCGTGAGGTATCGAGTCCTTTCAAGTCTGCGGTGCTGCAAGTCGATCCCGCGCTCAAGGTAGCGGCGCAGCTCTGCTTCAAAGCTCACCGGTCCCAGTCCCCGGTCCACGGCTCGCCATCGAAGTCCCGCCGCGCGTCGCACTCGTAGCAGAAGCAGTCCTCTGAAACGTCGCTGACGAACCAGCGCTGCTCGCCCTTGCGCCAAAAAACCACGGCTTCGCAGGAGATGTTGTCGGAGCCGCACTCTTTGCAAACCATGTTTACCGTGCTCATCAGAAGCGTCCGTCCTCGAATTTGAATGAATAAGAGCGCAGGACGTCGATGCCCTGCATGACGTCGGTCCGTGAGCCGTGAGTCC